GGGATATGTTAGGTGGTTCAGTAAAAGTTGGATACATTGACCATGAGGACAATGAGGACGACTTTGCAGACAAGTTGACAGACTTTGATAACTTCTTTGTAGGTTACTCTTACAACTTCTAATCTAATAGAATGTGAAATGCCCTCTTTGATGGGGGCATTTTTTTGACTGAAAAGGCTTGACATTTGTCTGTTTTTTGCTATACTATATGTGTAATTAGGTAAAGGAGTAGAACATGGAAATTACAAAACAAGACTTAGAAGCATTTGCACAGGAGAGTGCTGAGCAAGATCGCGAAGCAAAAGAACGTGCAAAAAGAAACGAATGTGTATGTGGTACTGTAGATTGTACTACTGAATATGCATGTGTAACTAGTGGATATTAATATGCAAACATTTCCCTTAGACGAAGTATTAGCAGTAAGTTGTGCCGCTCATAGGATTAATGACGGATTTATAAAGAAAGATCAAGTTAGATTTGATAAAAAATATGAAAAAACAACTTGTAATAGTGATATGCTATACAATTACTTTTTTACAGATAAAAAGTTTAAAGTTTTAGACGAAGATAAAACTACTGCAACTGAAGTAAAAGAGTATCTTGCAGGACTTAGTTTTAAAGCATTGGAAAGACAACTTACAGAATTTGAAAGTAATGTATTAAAACTTGTAAGTTCTTCTGATATTGCTAAAGACAAACTAGGAATAGCCGCCAGTTTACCTAAAGTTTACTTAAACAAAGTGGAACAAGACGGCTGGACTGACAGAGAAATGGTGCTATCCAGAACCAGTGAAAAGATTGGTAAACTACATCAACGAGAAAAAATAATTGCTACTGTAGAATTTACTAGATATATTCCCAGAACTATGAGTTACATTGTGACTTGTAGTGTGAGAGATCAGCACATTCTTAAATTTTTTACAGATAAAAAAATAGATACTGGTGCAGAGATTACTGTAGAAGGATTTGTTAAATCTCAGAATAAAGGTAAATATCATAACGGATACGAAACAGTTATTAACAGAATTAAGATTCATGAGGATGAATCCTAATAGAGCGATTTCCCGGGTGCCCGGTGGTTTAGAGACTCTTAAAACTAAAAGCCATAATTTGCGTGTCGAATGATGACGACAATGTTAAAACATCGAGACTAGAATGAACCTCTCCAAATGGAGAGGTTTTCCTTTCTTACCTGATAAATAGTATATGGTAGACACACATAGAAAAGGAGTAAACTATGGCAGAGGTAGAAGGAAAAGGCAACGTAACAGTTGACTTGGAAAAATATACTGAACTTGTCTTAAAAGTCGATGAGGCTCAAGACAAGATTCAAGAGATGGAAAATCTCAGAAAGGAATTAAAAATTGCTACTGCGGCCGCAAAACCAGTAGAAAGGTTTTCGTTCGGAGCACTTTTTAGAGATGAAAATGATATTAATGAAAAATCTATTATTGGATTCTTTAGTTTTGGCCTAATGGTTGCATTTGGTATTTGTGATTTGGTAACTGCATTTTGGGACATGGATCTTAAAATATCAGATACAATTTACACATCATTTGTTGTAGTAACGTTAGGTTCATTTGGTATTAGTGAGGCAGGAAAGGCCTTTAGCAAACAATAATATATGAAAGAATTTTTTGAATGGCATAAAGACAGAACTTTAGATTTTATAGAAAAGTATAATCTGTCAACGTATCAAGTCGCTTGGCTCAGTTGGAGCAAGGGAGTAATTACTATGGTCATTTTATATTGGATATTTTAAATGTTTATTAAACACTTTGTAAGAATGTTATGTAGAGAAGAGCTCACTGACAAAGATGTCATTGTGTATTGTGATATTGTACAAAGTGTTGTGCCTACAAAAGTTCTAACAGCATATGACGAAGAAAAAGCAAAAGTTGGCATAGAAGTAATAGCATATACTAGTGAAGATAATGACGGCGATATGTTTATTTACGAAATTATCCTTGAAGACGAAATAGATGCAGAAGAAGGAGACAAAATCTCAAAGCAACTTTTTGAAGAGTTTCCTGATATCAAATTTACATTTGAAGCATCTGTTGAAGTGTAATGCTATTAGAAGTTCATTTTAATGGCAACGAATTCATTGCTTTTGACAAACAAACCAATCAAAAAGTAACAGATAGGTCTATTTTAGAAGGCCTATCTTTTACACAATTTCCTGGTGCTAAGGGTGTTTTTGAAATAAATGTTGACACTACCAAAAACCCTGTTATAATAGAACCATTAACAATAAATATTGGCATACAGGATACATAACATGGCATTTAACAAAACATTCAATCAAGAAGAAATAGCAAGGCTTAAAAAATTAATTACTGAAGGAGATCAAGTTCTCCATGAAGTAGACGCTCTAAACACAGGCCTAAGAGAAACTGTTAAGGCTATCGCAGAAGAGATGGACCTTAAACCAGGTGTTCTAATGAAGGCTGTTAAGATTGCTCATAAAGCCAAGTTCCAAGAAGAATATGACAAGTTTGATGAACTTGAAACAATTTTGGAATCTGTAGGCAAAACATTATAATCAATTGACTTTTTCCACATTTACTGTATAATAACAGTATGGAGACACTATATCTATGAGTTACGTAGACGCATTTTATGAACAGGGAAAAGATATTGTAACCGTTGTAGAACGTGTTGACGGCAAACGCATCATAAAAGAAATACAACCTGTACATAATTTTTATTATGCAGATCCTAATGGAAAACACAAAAGCATTTATGGAGATCCTGTAACAGAAGTCAGGTGTGCTAGTTTTAAAGACTTTAAAAAGAATATAGGTATTAATAACAATAACCAATTGTTTGAAAGCGATTTAAGGCCTCTTAATAAAGTATTAGCACAAGAGTATGTAAATGCAGAGCCGCCTAATCTAAATGTTTGTTTTTTAGATATTGAGGTAGACTTTGATCCACAACGTGGATACAGTAGCCCTGATGATCCTTTTACTCCAATTACAGCAATAGGTGTTTATTTGCAATGGATGGACGCCATGGTGTGTTTAGCAGTACCCCCTAAAACTTTGACTTGGGAACAGGCACAAGAAGTTGTAAAGCCTTTGCCTGAAGTTATGCTGTTTAGAACAGAAAAAGAAATGTTAGATACATTTTTAGAAATGATAGATGATGCAGACGTACTTACAGGTTGGAACAGTGAAGGATATGATATTCCTTATATTGTAAACAGGATTACTAAAACATTAGGTAAAGCAGAAACAAGACGTATGTGTTTAATGAAAAAACTGCCTAAAGCAAGAAGTTATGAGAAGTTTGGTAATGAAGTAAACACATATGATTTAGTTGGTAGAATACATTTAGACTATTTAGAATTGTATAGAAAATACAACTATGAGGAAAGGCATAGTTATAGATTGGACTACATTGGAGAAATGGAAGTTGGAGAGAAAAAAGTTCCTTATGAAGGTAGTTTAGACAGACTTTACAATCATGACTTCCTAAAATTTTGTGAATACAACATACAAGACGTTATGTTGCTGGACAAAATGGATAAAAAATTACAGTTTATAGATCTTGCAAATATTATTGCACATGAAAATACAGTATTGATTCCAACCACAATGGGTGCCGTTGCAACAACAGAACAAGCAATTATAAATGAAGCACACAGACGTGATATGGTTGTGCCTGACAAACCTAAAGCATCTGAACGTGACACAGCCGCAGGTGCCTTTGTGGCAACTCCTAAAAAAGGTTTCCATGAATGGGTAGGTAGTATGGACTTAAACAGTCTATATCCTAGTGTGTTTAGAGCCTTAAACATGGCTCCTGAAACTATTGTTGGACAGTTACGTTTAGATTACACAGAAGAAGAAATTGACAATGCTATGCGATTAGAAAAGAAAAGTTTTGCTGATGCCTGGCATGGTAAGTTTGGTACTAATGAGTTTGAGTTTGTAAAAAGCAAAGACGTAGATCATGTTATGCATTTGGATATGGACGATGGCGGTACACATGAAGTTACAGGTGCTGATGTTTATAATTTAGTTTTTAATAGTGGGCAACCGTGGAATATTAGTGCTAACGGCACAATATTTAAAACAGACTTTCAGGGTATAGTGCCTGGACTATTAGAGAACTGGTATGCAGACAGACAACGTATGCAGAAGAAAAAACAGGAAAGCACAGGTGCAGAACAAGTATATTGGGACAAAAGACAATTAGTTAAAAAGATTCAGTTAAACAGTTTATATGGTGCAATACTAAATCCACATTGTAGATTTTATGATAAACGTATAGGACAAAGTACAACACTAACAGGTAGAGCAATTACTAAACACATGGCG